AGTTACATTACCAACACCACTTAAAGTAGAAGAACTAATATTTCCAGATGCTGTTATTGAGCCTGATATATTAGTAGAACCTGTAATAGTTGTATTACCATTTATTCTCGTACTTCCTGTTACTTCTAAACTGCCACTTACTATTACTCTACCTATTAGGGTTTGAGTATCTACGTTTGCTTCATCACCTAATATATTTGAACCCGTTGAAAATAGAATAGATGAACTTTCAATTGTTACATCTAATTTGTAAGCGTGAATTGTTCCTTCAATCCATAAGTTACTTGCACTTATATTTCCACTTGCACTTATATTATTTACATTAAAATTATCTCTTACCCATAATGAGCCTGTGATATCTTGTGAACCACTTACTGAGAAATTAGAATATTGTATATTAGGGTCAGTAAAGTTATATAAACCAAACCATACTGCTGTATTCTTATCAATTGTAAATCTCCAACCTGTTGCTGGAACATAATCATTTGCTATAACTGTTGCACCATCATCACCTAAACCAGGTCCGAAACACTTCCAACCATTTTGTATTTGGTATACACCAGGATTTTCAGTACTGCCACTATCATAAGAACCGGTAATTCTAATAATGTTATCTGTGAATTGATTTCCACTATTAACAAATTGTTGAGTAGATGCCGTTACTGCTGTATTTATTTTTACAGACCCACTTATATCTAATCCTCTTTTAAGACTTAATATGCCACCTAATGCAACATCACCTGCTGTATTAACACTTACACCAATACTATTACCTAACCCATCCTGAATTGGAGTTAATGTTGAACTAGCTGTGTTATCACTCCCTAAGTGTAATAGAGAGATATAACTTTGTGATATGTATAAATTACTTAAATTACCCATTATATTCTATTTTTATATTTTTAGTTTGTCACCCAAGTTCTATTTGCTGTTTCTACTCCATAGTTCCAAGTCTGTGGTGTTGTTGACCATACCTTTGGTGAAATCCACAACTCACATACTGAACAACTTACATAGTTTTGATAAGGTAATGCTAATACTTTTAAATTAACATAATCCCAATCATCTGTTTCATTTATTTGTTCTATAATCGTATAACACTTTAAGTTATCATACGAATCAGTTGAACCATTTGAGTTTAAAGTATATTTAGTACTAAAAACTTGTCCTATACTCCCACTCTCATTCAATACCGCCTTATATCTATCACCCGTCTCACATTCTTCAATTACATATCCACTTCCGGAAGGGTTAACTAAAAAAAAAAGACAACGATTTTTATCATTGTGAGTAGTTAGGCTAAAGGTTGCCACCCATCCCGCCAGTCCGTTGTTAAACCTATCTGAGAATGGAACACAACCTATTTCTCCATCTATCTCAAACCCTGCTACTCCTCTTTGTGTATATGATGTTAAATCGTTTAATATACCCAATGTGTTATTGTGTATATCAATTGTATCATCTACACCTTTAAAGTAATCTATACTTTGTTGATTAAGAGAACCTGATGATTCGTTATTCTTATTTTTAATTTTATCTGCTACCGTTAACTGAACTGTATATGTTGTTACATTAGTTCCAAATTCAGAATTAGTAATCAATACATTGCCAACAGGATATGCCGGAAATTCCTTTGTATCAAAATCAGTTAAATCACCATACGTTGCAACTCCAATAGAAGGATGATTCTTTAATATTGTTCTAAAATAATTAAGAATGTTGTAGTATAGTGTATAATTTATACCGGTATTATGAACAATTTGTTGACTCATAGTTATTATAATTGTATTCCACCAAAGTATTGATTCGTTTGGTCAGGATAGATTTGTGTTTGGTTACCAACTGATTCTAAGTATTGAGGTATCTCATTTGAATATGCTATTAAATAGTTTTGTAATCTCAATGCGTAGTAATCTGCATTATTCAATGCCTTATTTAAAAGATAATCAATCTCACCCTTTGATGGTGTTACTGCTTGTTCTGATTGTTGTTTAACTGCACCATTTGATTTAAATTGAATTGAACTAAATGGAATATATTCTACACAACCATACCATATCAATGAGTTCTTAATATAATCATTTAAAAGGTCTTGATAATATATTGATAAAGTACTAACTGTATTTGCAGTAATTCTATCTTGTAAAAATTCAAATAAAACTGTTCCTAATAAATTCTTTAAGTACTTATCTTGTGCAGTTCTCATAAATGGTAACAAAGCATCTGCATCGATTGCTCCTTGCAATGGTGAGTTCTTTATGATATCGTTTCTTGTTATAAAAAGAGCGTAAGCCATATCTTATTTTTGTTTTATTATTTCGTATTCTTGTTCAAAGAAAGTTGGTTTAACAAATCTTTCAGGTGTAGATGTTACTTCTGTATCAGTATCTACCCCACCATCTTCAATTGTTGCATCTTCATTATTTTCAACCGTTGCTGGATTTTCCATTGCATCGTTTGTATCTTGTTGAACTTCTTCAATAGTTTGTCCTGTTTCCTCTGCTGTTTCTGAAAGAATTACTAATGGAGTTAACTGGTCGAAGTATAATTCTAAATTATTATATCCACCTACTGTTAATGCGTAATCTAATGAGTTTAAGATTAAGTTTTGGAAAGGAGATATCGTCATTGTTTGTAAGATACTAAATGCAGTTTTCATTTCTTCTGATTGAGAACTGAAACCATTTCCTTTATCTCTGATACCAAATAATAAAGGTGATGTTACTCTATGTGAAACTAAGATTCTATCTTGCACATATTCTGCAACATACTGATACTTCTCATGTAAGTTAGAGATATCAATTATATCTAATGTAGGTTTATTTGCTGCATCATCATTAAACGATACCATAAATCTACCTGCGTTATCTGTTCCTGTAAACTTAGCCTGTAAAAGGTCTTCTATTGTTTGTCTTTCTTCAGGAGCTGGAACACCATTGTTAAAGTTAATCATTACAGAAGGTAAGAAACCATTTGTAATATTATTATAATGTAAGTTAGAGATTTCTCCTTCACTTAAACCAAATTGTAAACCACTAACCCAATCAGGTAATGAATAGTAATACAAACCTGGTGTATAATGTTTGATATAAAGGATTTCCATTTTATCTTTTGATGTACCAAATGCAGAAATCTTTTTCTTATTCTTTACTGCTCTATTGTCAAACCAATCTGTACAATAGTAATAGAAATTAACTTTTGGGTCACCGTATATCTTTTCTGCTCTTAAATTCTGAACAGGTATATGAAACATCTTTATAATTTTAGTATGTTCATCATTCCAATATACTTGATACGCTGAGTTACCATATAGTTTCAAATCAAATGCTACTCTCTTTGTTTCCTCTTGTGGGATTATTTTAGATAGAGTTTCATTAAAGTTCTCATCTTTACTATATAATCCTTTACCAAATATTAAATCTGCTAAACCCTCAATACATGCTGCATTAGTTGTACTTACATTATAAGATGTAGTAACGGATGCGAAGAAATCATCTTGTCCGTATGCACCAAATGGGACCCATTGATAACGAGATTTTGTATCCTCATTAATTATAGGTAATCCATTATTTTGAGAATTTACAATACTAAATTTTGTTGTTTGCTTCATATTAATTCATTATGATATATTCGTTAGTACTCTCATGTGAGATATACTGATCGTTTTGTGTTTTATAAACTGCTTTATCTACTGATTGTGATTGATAAACTTGCAAAGAACCAAACCATATAGGTTCACTACTGCCTGAATTTAAAATCTTTACTCTAAACTCTTGGCCGGTATATGCACCACTTATACTTGCTGTAAATGCCAATAAGTTTTCATATCCTGTAAATGATGCACTAACTAAACTCGCTGTGGTATTAGTTTGTGTTACCATATCTTGCAAAGACATTGTATATTGATTAGAAGAAGTATTCTCTGTTCTAATTGTGTATGAGTTAGTATTATTAAGGTAATAACTTAGCATTATCTATTGTTTATATGATATTAACAATTAAGTAGGAGAATATAACTAAGATACATAAAAAAAGGTAGAACTCCAAAGAATTCTACCTTTAATATTTTGTATTCAACCTATCTGATTAGTTATAAACGATAGTTGGTTGTGTAGATAATCCAGCGAATGGATTAACTGTTGTTGAACCGGATAAGAAAGCGGCTGGTAATTGTTCCTGACCAGTGAATGTTACTGAATAACCGTAAAGATCACCCAATGCTCCACCTGTCTGAATTGTACCCGCTGTTACATCTGCACCTTCTCTTTCACCAACTAATAGAGCATCTCCGTTCATTGTCCAAAGTACGATTTGAGGTCTACCATAAGCCATAAGCTTTAATTGAGTAGTCATTTCGTTTGTCAATTTCTTAAGATTTAGTGTTAATTCTTGATTAAAGAATGTAGTACCATTTTCTCTACTTGAGTTAACTGTTTCAGTATAAGCTGATGTACCTTTCAACTCGTAATAATATACGGTTGAGCCAGATGGAAGTGCGGTTACTTGACCGTTTACGTTTTTTGTAAATGAAGATGTTGTAAAGTTTAGGAAGTATACACCCGCTAAACCACCAATACTTTCTTTACAAACTTCTTGTCTTCCTTGTGATAAGTTACATGCCATAATGATTAGTTTTTTGTTTTGTTAAAAAGGGTGAGTGTTACCCCACCCTTTAATTAGTTGGTTGATTAAGCTAAGTGATAAGCGATATCAGATGCGATACCGATTTGTGTACCAGCTGTATATCTCATAATGATTCTAAAGTTTTGAGAACCATCTAAGTTTGCCATATCCAATACTCTTACTTCATTGTAATCAGATAATAAACCTGTACCGAAGAATAAGTTAGATTTTTGTGCTGCTACTAAAGTAGAAGATGCCATACCAGGACAAAACGCGATTTCAATACCGTTGAAGTTCAATGGTTTTTCACCTACGTTCATTTGGTTGTTCCATCCGTTTGCACCTTGTGCACCACCAGCTAATGCTTGTTGGTAAGCCTTAACAACGTTTGTTGGAGCGTAGATCATTAAATCTTCTTTACCATAAACTGTGTTAGGGATTGCTGCTACTAATGCTTCTAAATCTGCTAATACGTTAGCTGATGTGATAGAACCACTTGCAGAAGATGTGATTGCTGCTGAACCAGAAATCTTACCGAACAAACCACCGAATTGACCGTTAGTCGCTTCAACACCTTGCCAAATAGAAGTTTCAGTTGCTTGAGCTACAACACCACCAACATAAGAGATTAAATAATCTGTAAAGTTAGCAGGTACTGTATCAAATGCACTGTATCCTAATTGTAATGCTTCCCAACTTTCTACAAACTCTTGCTTACATAATTGTAAGTTAACTTGTAATTCTTTTGGAGTGATGATTGATTCAGTTAATGCTACTGAGCCAGATGTAGTAAAATCACAACTTGCATCATTTACGATGTTAGCTACTGCGATTTTTTGAATAACTTGCTTATACTTTACGTTTGGTAAAATAGTAATGTACTTGTTATCCAAAGTTTTTGCTGATAACAATGCTGCTGCAATGTATTGACCAGCGAATTCACCGGCATACGTTGATGTTACATCAGGTTGTGCCGCTGTTCCGAATTTTTGAATTTTTTTCATTCTAAAATATTTTTTTGTTTAATTAATTATTTATATAATTTTGATAAGAATGAACTCTGAGGTGTATCCACTTTCTTACCAAATCTATTTTTATTTTGTTCTGTTGAGAATCTGAAACCTTCTTCAATCGGAGCACCATCTAATTTAGGTAACTCTTCTTCTTCTTCTTTCTCTTCACCTTTAACTTCGATTTCAATTTCTGCCATCTTAGCAATTTTCTTTTCCATCTCTTCGATTCTATATGCCATATCTTCAAATTTCTTCAACATTTCTGGCATACCCATTTCTTCTTTATCTGTATCTGCAGGGATTGCATCTACTTCTTCGGTTTCTTCCATTGGAGTTTCACCTAATTCTACTTCTGATAACATAGATGATGGTTTTAAGTTTTTAACTTCTTCACCAGCTGTTTTTTCTTCTACAACATCATTTACTTTTGTTGGGTCACCTGGTAACTTTTCAGTATCTTTTGTTTCAACATCAGCTAACTCAACGTTTTCTCTTTCTACAATCTTACCATCTTCTGTGATAACTTTGATAAGAGTTTCATTTCCTTCTGTATCTTTCAACATAAGTTCATGTGTTCCGTTTGGTGCTGGAGTTTTAGTTCCATCTTCTGATACTACAAATAGGTCTTCACCAACATCAAATGTTGCTGATTCAACTATTGTTCCATCCGCTAATTTTGCGTAAGTTAATTCTACTTCTGATTCTAAATTCAAAAGTTTTGCAACTTTACTTAGTACTTGTTTTGCGTTCATAATTATTCTTTTATTTAATATTAACAATTTGATTTATAAAAATCATTATTTTTTAGTTTAATCTTTTATCTATTGCTGTTAGATTATCATATTCTAACAACAAATCTTTATTTTTCTTTTGTAGATACATAATGTAATCCCACAGATTATCATTCTCTGCTTTTAATTCTGTGTTTTCTTCTTCACACAATTCCAACATTACTTCTAATATTGCTGTATCTTCGTTCATTATCTTACTTGCGTTA